AGATATGCCTATAAAGATGATGGAACAGCGGCGTCATTGCCAGAGTTCTACACCTTATACGATAAATACGTTGTAGAAGATATAGACAAAGTTGCAATCCAAGTATCTGATGAAGTCATAAAGGATGGTCCACCTTGTTTACAACAATTATGCTCACAAGGATTTCCAGAAGGCACACGTAATAATGGTTTGTTTAACATAGGTGTATACCTACGTAAGTTTGATCCAGACAATTGGAAAACATTACTAGAAAAATACAACCAGGATTATATGACACCTCCTCTATCAGCATCAGAGGTTGTGACAGTTCAAAAACAATTAGAGAAAAAAGAATATAGTTATAGATGTAAAGAACCACCAATTAGTTCTTATTGTAATGCTAAAGTATGTAGAGGAAGAAAGCATGGTATAGGTGGTAATGGAGCATCATTAGAGTTTAGTGCATTAACAAAATTAGAAACAGATCCACCAGTTTGGTTCTTGGATGTTGGTGATGCACGAATGGAATTACAGACAGAGGAGCTACAGATACAAACTAAGTTTCAAAAGAAATGTATGAACAGTTTGAATCACATGCCACCTCTAGTAAAACAGTCAGTGTGGCAGGAAAACATAGAGAGATTAATGGTTAATCTTAATACTATTCCTGTTTCTGATGATGGGTCATTGGCCGGTCAGTTTGAGGCTCACCTCCAGGAGTTTTGTACTGATCGTGCCCAAGCCCTAAATCGCGACGAATTATTATTACGTAAACCATGGACAGAAGATGGGATTACCTGGTTTAGATTAAAAGACTTACAAGATTATCTTACAAGAAATAAATTTACTTACTTTAACACAGGTCAGTTAGTACAAGCATTAAGACATTTAAAAGGTAAGAGTGAGAAATATAATCTTAAAGGTAGAACA